GAACACATCACCTTGATTGTTCACCTCCACCAATGTGGTTGCATTGTATTGCTTTATCAACTCAGCCACCTTCTCAATGATCTTGCTCCACTCATCATGCCTCCACCTATGAGCAGCCACCATCTGACCATCTTGGTTGAGGATAGTGAGCACAGTGTAGTCATCAGCTCTACCAATGTCAAGACCACCATACATTTTTGCAGTCTTGGCTCCAGTGTTAATGCAGTTGTGAACGTTTTTGAATATACCAGATGCATTGTCAATAAATTCAGCCATGTACTCCTGTCTGAAGACAAAATCAGGCAATGACCTCTTTCTCTCATCCAATTCTCTTGGATCAATCATTGGATTGTCATAGGATGTAAAATGAAAGTATGCATATCTCTCATCATAGTTTGGTTGCATGCACAGCTTATGGAAATGATTCTTTCCTTTCGGAGTTGATATGAATATAATCTTCTTACCTTTCACAAGTACAGTTGCACTCAGTACCTCATCCCACAGCTCTGGTCTGGTGAAGGCCATCTCATCCACAACCATGTAATCAAAGGTATTACCTCGAATATTATCTGGTCTCTCACCTGAGAAGAATTCAATGGTTGAGCCAAAGCCAGTGATCATAAGATCTGATCTATTGAACGTGAACAATCCACTCGCTGTGGTTGCCCTCTCCAGTTCTGAGAATACTTTCTTGCCTTGCTTATAGACTGGAGTAACCCAAGCAATCTTGCAACCTCTATCATTGATTGCCCACCAAAGGAGTTGATTGATGCCAAGCATTGTCTTGCCGAACTGCCTTCCAATATTCAGAACATAGTATTTCTCATGACCATGGTTGATGGCATCATGAATACTCCTCTGATTGTCATGTGGTTTATAACCTTTGACTGTACTCATTCAAAGTCAAACTTCTCTACATTCTTAGTCTCCAGCTGTTGTCTGTCATGCATGCCAAGTCTGTTCTTAGCATAGAATATTCCTTTGCCTTCATTGCCAACAATATCAATGGCCAGTCCTTTGAATAGGTCATCTATTTTTTTAATAGTGTCGGTTTTGAGTTGATCATCTGAATTCAACCAAGTATAATAAGTATCTCTATGAATACTCTTTTCCTTTCTAACAATAGGAATCCAGATTCTAAGGAAATAGTCTATGGTTGGAATATGTCTATCCAATACCAAAACAATATCTCCTTTATTAGATATCATTTCTTTTTTGTGGTTAAGACACTCCTCAATATAGATATGAGCAAGTTCCTCCAGATGTATTATAAACTCATCGGAATATGCCATTGTTCTTAATATATATAATTGTTCGATTATTTACAGTACTTAACATAGAAAGTATATGGCACCACTTTTAACTTAGCAAGCAACCATATCAGATGCTTATATTTTTTAAAGTCATATTTATCATAAAGATTCCTATCTCCCATCCTCATGTTGACCATTCTAAGAATCTTCTCAGCTCTATCTCCGAACTTAGTGAAATCAAACTCTGACTTATTACTGAATATCTCTCTAGCCTCTTCTTTTGAGAGCTTACCACTTCTCACTTGAGCTGATAGATAAACAATTCTTTTGTCAATGTTAAACTTCTCTGGCAGAAGGAATGAACCAACAAACTCAGTATAAACATTCTCACAATGCTTACCACCATAATCTTGCCAATTTATTAACCTCTTCATCTCAGCCTCCATTGTATCTCTATCAAATCCATAATGAAATGGCCTCACATTCTTGATTCCAACCGCAGCATAAAAGAGCTGATCCTTAAAAGTGAATAGAGGATAGTTCTGAAGCTTTAATCCAGTGTACTTGTTGTATATTGATTGAATGTATTTTGCATCCATATATGTCCATCCTTTTGGAGTTGATCCTTCAGTTCTAAAATCATGACCATTAAGAATGTATTTGATACCATATTTGAATGCTGTATCATACATTAGCTTAGTCATTGCAATATCATTTGGAATATCAGCATCAGGAACTCCAGCCACAAGGAAGGCATCATTAAGTCTATCATATTCAGCCTTGTTGACAGTATATGTGATTGAGTCAACACCAAGCAACTTGACTAACTGGCTCATGTTGTGAATAGCCTCTGGAGCATTCCAATGATTATCAAAATGAATAACCAAAGGTCTCAATCCCCAGTATCTTACCGCAGTGAATAATAGTGTTGAGGAGTCAATACCTCCAGAGATACCCATGATGCAGTCATAAGTCTTATCCTTACCAGCTTGCTTTATCTTAGCAATTATATGTTTAAGTTCATGAGGATTAGCTTGTAATTCAAGCTCATCATGTAAATCGCAGTACTCACATTGATGCTCACCTATTGAGGCAATAGACTCATCAAATAAACAGCGTGGACATTCTTTCATAGTTTATAAAATTGTGAAATAATTTACTAATATAATAATTATCAACATGTCTTGTGCTATATTCACGCATGATTGATTGACATATATCATCAACTGAGTTCCAAGGAATGGATCCAGGAAGATCACCATTGTAAATTGAACGCCTTCCCATCAGTCCCATCTCAATGTTAGTATTAGGACATCCATCATGAGGAGTTAATCTGAGATTGATAAAGCATTGAGAATAAACATCCACAAGCTCCTCCTTAGTGAAGGTATCATAACCAGCTCTTATGATTGGTATATCAATACGTTCTTTAATCTCATTAATTAGTGACTCACCATAATACTCTGGATAGTTGCCAGAATACCAGAATATTTTATTACCACTTGGCACCAATGGCCAATCATGAGGAATAACTGCATTGACAGGACACCATATTGATTGAATTCCTTTTGATTCAAGAGTCTGTACCACTTGATGACTGACAGCAATATTGACTGAGTCCTTTACAAACTTAATCCAATCCTCTGAGAGATCCTTGGCGTCTGATCCAAACCATACAATTGTGCTCCCTCCGAGATGTGTTGCTAATATCTCAAGGTCCTCCTGTCTATACATCCCCATGAAGACAGTATCCCATGTGCATACTTCATAGGGAGTCAGTTTATATTTATAGATCAATCCTTGATCAAGTCCAGCAAGAGATTCTGAGATGTGAGCTTGCATTATAGTTTCTCTATCTCTTGTTTGACATCCAACAACCATTGATGAGCAATGCTACCCTCATTGATATATAAGCCGTTTCTTATATCAAGCATCTCATCAACAGCAATCAAAGCACATTTCTTGGCTATTACAGTACATAGTATTTCTTCACCGCACTCTGAATCTTCATTCCAAAATACGAATTTATAACGATCCACTAAATCTTCTGCTTTTTCTTTTGCATTCATAATAAAGTTTTTAATTCATTAAATCCATTCTCAAGCATTGCCACATCACATCTATCTGACTTGAGAACTCCACTCCAATGGTCAGTGAACTTATGCTTATTAATCCATTTATCTGTTGATATAGATAATAACTGCACTGACTTATCACATTCAAGAATACCAATCTCTTGATTTGTTTTCATAGCCTTTAACCACATTGACCAATCAAGGCCAGAGTTGAGTCTTGGATCAAATGGAGTCCAGTTGATTTTATCAAGGAATTCTCTGTTAAGAAAGCGACCAATGCCAATTGGCTCATTCTCTCTGACTTGGTCCTTGTATCCTTTCCAATGCACCAGTCTTATCGTATTGCTGACATCAGCAAAATGACAGCCAAGTTGACCAATCATTCCAAAGTCCTTGCTGTGCTCCTTACATCTTTCAAGATAGCCATCACTGCACCAGTCAGAAGAGCCCATAAATATGACAGCATCTGCATTGTAATTCTTTGAAGCTTGGAATCCAGCATTCCATTTGGTGCCAAGAGGATCATTACTGATTGAGATAAACTCACAATTAAATTCCTTAGCTATCTCATTAGATTCAATCTCATGACCTAAAATAATCGGAGTGACACCTTGCTTCTTTAATCTTGAGATAGTTAGTCTGACAAGAGGAAATCTACCAAATACTGGTATTGGTGCAGTTATTATCATTGTTTAATTCCTATAAAATGAATACGAGGCTTAAGATGTTCACCATCATTGATTGATTTTAAGAGCTTACCCATTGCATTGCGTATACAAGTTGAGCATCCAGTATTTAGCTTTCCAAATCCCATTGCTTTATACCAATCACTGAGCTCTCTTTTCATTCCAGCATTCAGAGCAAAGGATCTTGTTGAGCTGTATCTCTCAACTTGCTCTAATAATTCATTACTTACTTTCATAGATCAATATTAAGTCAGACAATAGATAAGTAATGAAAGCTAACCCAACCAGATGCCAATCAATAATTGAGGATGCAATAACAGCAACCCAGAATGATAGACAGCTCTGGCATGAGAAAGGTTTAATCTCTGGAAGATTGAAGCTCATCAGAGCTCTGGCAAATCCTATTGGTAATAATATTATAATCAGATAAATCATTTTTAAATTGTTTGATTGCTAAGTGAATTGTGTCAAGACTTATTCCAGTCTCATTTCTTATCTCTCTGTAAGTCATTCCCATCAGATGCATCTTGGTTATTTCCATAGTGAACAGCTTCTGATCATCTAAAGGAGATTGGTGAAGATAATCATCTAAGAGTTTTTGAGCTTCTGATACTTCGTATTCATCCTCAGATTTAATGTTGAGTTCTGGAAGCTCTTCATGTGACTTGAAAAGCTTATTGAACGATGAGTCTCTCCAGTTGTATTGATTGTAAGCGTATCTTGCAAAGACTCTTGGTAAATCTTCTGACTGGATATTGAGCTCGAACACCAAGAGATATACATGGCTGACCAGGTCCTTTGATATTGGATTTCCTCCAGTAATCTTGTTTGCGATGATATAAGCTTCAGTGTTCCAGAATTGCACATGTAAATTTATTGATTTTTAAGATACCAATTAAACCATTTGATGTA